GCACCTAAATCAGCCTTTAATTTATCAACATCTTCAGCCAGATCTGAATAGTCTTCAGGAATGGATTCAAGGACAGCCTGTGCAGTCTGTGCAGACTGCTGTGCGGATCCTGCAGAAGCAGAAGCAGACTGTGCATAAGTCTGTGCATTTGATTCTGCTGTCTGTGCATCCTGTGCAGACTGTCCTGCAAGCTGTGCCTGTGTGCTTGCAGACTGTTCTGATGCTTTTGCGTTCCTTTCTGCAGTCTGTGCTGTGGTGCTTGCGCTTACAGCTGACTGTGACGCACTGACTGCTGTCTGCTTTGCCTGTTCAACCGCTGAAGCGTTATCAGCATACTGTGCCTGTTGTCTGCAGAAGTCTTCATAAGTCCCTGTATATCCTGCACGCTTAGCTGCACCGTATGCCGTTACGATACCAGCACTGTATTCAATCATGTCATTATCACCCCCAAAGTTCCATCCGATTCATTAACTTCAAAACTGATAGCTGACATGTTATCAGTCTTTTTAACATACAGTTTCCCATCCTGATCATTGACATCAAAGATCACATATCCTGCTTCTGAAGCGTGTTGACCTGCCAGATCTGCATAACGTTCCGCATCGTCTGCAGACTGGTCTGCAGATTCAGCACTGGTCTTTGCTTCATTCTTGTATCCTTCAGCCAGACCTGCAGACTGTCCTGCAGACTGTGCGCTCTGACTTGCAGACTGTTCTGATGCTTTTGCGTTCCTTTCTGCAGTCTGTGCTTCCTGCACGTTGACCAAGGTGTCTGCTGACAGCTGTTCCAAGGTAGTGATCCATGATTCATAGGGATCAGGTGCAGATCCTTCTGCAGGAAGGGACTGTGTGACGTAAAACCCATAGATGATGGACTTCTTGATCTTGTCATCCACATAATAGGTCAGCTGTGCTTCACCGTGTCCCCTGATCTGGGTGTCTGTAGATGATATGATCCATGTAGCTATTCCATCGGAAATCACCAAGGGGACAGGATAAGGATTCCTGTCACCCCTTCTTTTGATCCTCAGTGTTGCAGATCCAGATCCATAAAGATCTATCCAGTCTGACAGATCGAACTGGACTGCAGTCACTTTGTTTTCTTCTTCCCGACCAATGTAAATTGGTGCTGTGTAACTGTGGGAAGCGTTTATTTTAACTGTTCCCATCTAATCACCCCACTGATAAATCAAAAATGAACTGCACAGAAACAACGCTGTTGTTTTCTCCACCCCACCCATCACTTTTAACGGCTTTCACCAATATACCTGTAGCTTCCTTCACATACTCGTATGTGATACCTGTACTTACGTTATTCACTAAATAATTTCCCCTGTCACGCACAGAAATCTTGGGGGATGTGATTGTAATAGTCCGATCGACCGCATCAATGAAGGGGATGAAGAAGACTACATTTGTCCCACTAGCTGTTAGTGTACCACCTGTGTGGATCTCCTGTGCTGTGTATGTTCCATCTGGTAAAGAACCAACACCGTCTTGACCATTCTGTCCATCTTCTCCGTCTTTTCCGTTCTGACCGTTTGTCCCGTTCTGTCCGTTCTGTCCGTTCTGTCCATTAGCCACAAAGACTGTTGTTGTGTCTGCACCAACAGTGATCTTTATGTTATGACCACCGCTGACTGTTTCTGTAGTGATCACAGGTGTGATCCCTTCAGTACTGTCAAGATAACACTGTTGGATAGCGTCATGGATAGCCTGTCTGACATCCTTTCCATAAACAGCGGTCTTTATCTGGTTTAAAAGATCTGCTATAACACTCATTCTGTTAATCCTTTCTCTAACTCGATCTGTCTGTCAGTCATCCCTTTCAGGACAACACCAAGGGTGAATTCATTTTTACTTGCATCATCCAAATGTGTTACTATTTTGGAACATGGAAAGAATTCATCAATCCCATGTGGAACAGACACGCATTTGACTAGCTGACCAAGCCTGATCTTCTCAGTGTTTTCTTCCACAAGATGAAAATCTACTGCTTTTATGCTGATATTGGATGTCATTTTTGAATGTTCATTCAGAAAAGCCTGTCCCTTACTCTTTAGATTAGAAGCAACAGTGACATCATCCCACTTCTGGATCTTCTCGATCCTTCCAAAGATACCGATCGCTGTGGTGTTTTCCAAATAATCCTTCCCATTGTTGACTGTCTTAATAGTAAGACCATCTTTTCCTAATGGGATCAAGACAGTGATCACCCCTGTAGCACCAACAACTTCTTTGAAATCAATCAGGTTTTTTCCAAACTCAATGGTCTGAGGACATATCATGTTTATGTCAAAACTCCAAGGATTCACTGTATAATCTAAATAGTTAACACCGTTTTCCCTGATCGCTTTTAAATATCCACCATGTGTCTTGATCAGCTTTTCATTGATTTCATCCAAGGTGGTAGGATATTGTGTAGATGAATAATGGACATAGTTGTTTGGATCTGTCACATCACAGTTTCGTATTACAAACTGTTTTTTTCCATATCCAACGATGGTATTATGATCATCAATATATTTACTGAACAGAACAGGAAGATCGCCCTGATGATCGTAAGGTCTTACTATGCTGTCCAGAAGATAACCAAGGATCCCTTCACAGTGAACCTTTTTGTTGTTCTTGTAATCCTTTTCGTCATCTGTCACCCTTCCCCACCAAATATCAACACCGTCTTCTTTGATAGTAACAAGTGAATTCATCTTTTGGATCTGATCATATCCCCTGTTTTCTTTGGGAAGTGTGAATTCAAAAGTCCCTGTTTTATTCAGTTCTTCCGTCAGTACAGGGTTTATAATTTTGTAATCCAGATCTGTAATGACAGGGGAATAAATGCATAAATCGTCAATCCATACCGTGTACATTATAAACTCCCCACATCATAATCTATAAAAATAGTAACCGTGTAACTTGATGCAGGTGTTACATAAGGAGTGACATGAAATTTCAAAGTGTTCTCACCGTCACCGATCACAACATCTGGGAAGCGTACAATATCATTAGGCGCAATAAACCTTTCTTCACCGTTCCAGATCAACGCTACAGCACCACCACTGGTAGGTGACATTGTGAATTCAAAAATAGGGACAACATGCTTTTTGGATCCATACACCTTTATCTGTGGATATTCTTCATCACCGCTTAACTGATATACATTGGATCTGATCACACCCGATTCAAAGTTGAAAGTATCCCATAACCACAGACCATTTATAGCTTCCAAAGAGATCTTATAAGGTTCAAGCTGACCGCTGATAGTGATTTTACCTGTCTTCTGTAACGTGTTCCAGTCAGAAACTTCACACCGTCCTTTCCAGTACCACCTTGGATCTTCATCGGAAATAATAGTCATTTCTTCACCTTGTACAAAGTTCAGTACGTTTGAATAGATTGATGACCATGCTTCCCTTTGTCCCACGATAGTGAATGTGATCTCGCAAGACCGCATCTTGTAACACACATAACCTGTCAGGGATTCAGTCAGATCTATGATCGCATTGGATCCTGTAAGTTCTTCAAAAAGATATTTAGGTTCTGCAGGATCCACGTTAAACCGTGTCTTAGGTACAAGACCCCAATCCCTGAAGGTGTGGATTGACTGGTTATATTTATTTGTCAGTGTTATCCCTAACATCAATTCCACCTTCCTTTTCTTTCACCTGTTACACCTAACCTTCTGTCAATAGCAGGTGTAAGTTCACCTGCAAGTGTTCCTGAATCCATGACCACCTGCATGTTTGCAAGCTGTGGAAGATACTTCATCAGAAGATCTATCAGCCTGTCGATCTTTTCACCCAGATCTGCAGTCCCAGAAGCGTTCCTGATGTCTTCCATCAGGTTACTGTGACCATACATCATTTCATCACCTGCTTCACCTGCACCCTTTGCTGTTCCTGTGATGGGATTCACATCAAACAGTGTAGGTCTTGTGAACAGGAAAGGATCTTCCATAGCTTTCTTATACCAACTGATCCCAAAGTGTGGGACAGAAGGTGGATTAATACTGAACCCACCACTGATAGAAATATGTGGAAGTGATAAGTGTGGAAGCGACCAACTGAAGTTAAAAGCACTCTTGATATTTGCTATAGCCTGACTTACTGCAGATTTAGCACCATTCATCTTTTCGGTGATCGCTGATTTAATGTTATTAAAAATATTTGTGACTGTAGACTTTGCACTGTTTAATCCACTGGAAATGGTGGTCTTGATCCCATTGATCGCATTGGACACTGTGGTCTTTGCGCTGTTCCAGACATTGGTTACAGTAGTCTTGATTCCATTCATCACACTGGTCACTGTGGATTTGATACTGTTCCAGACATTGGTGATGGTTGACTTCAGATTATTGATGATGTTGGTCACGCCTGACTTCAGACTGTTCCAGACATTGACCGCTGTGTTTTTGATAGCGTTCCAAGCATTTGCAAGCCATGCACTAACACTAGAAACTATATTCATGACTGTGGTGCTGATCACATTCCACAAATTGATCCAGAAGTTCCTGAAGGATTCTGAAGTGTTCCAAAGGTACACGAACCCCACAGCAAGAAGCGCAATAGCACCAACTATTAAACCAATGGGATTCACAGCAACACCCAGACCTGCAAGGACTGCACCAACCCCAGATATAGCAGATGTGATAGTCCCTATAGCTGTGATCACTGATCCTACCAAGGCAATGAATTTCCCGATACCGATCAGGACAGGTGCAAGACCTGCGACAAACAACAGCATTGTTGCAATGTTCTGTTTAGTCCCTTCATCCAGACTGTTGAACCAAGTTGTTGCCTTTTCGATTCCTTCAGACACCTTATCAAGGACAGGTGCAACTGCAGTCAGGAACGCTGTCCCCAACTGGATCCCAGAATTCTTGATCTGGTTCAGGGACTTCCTGACCTTTGCTGATGGTGTGTTCAGTTTGTCCAGACCTTCTGAAAGTTCGTTCGTGTTTTCCTTCATTGTCTGAACTGTGCTGTTGAATTCATCGACACCACCATTCAGGATAGCAAGGGACGCTTTTCCTGCTTCTGCAGATCCCCACAACTCATTGAACGCTGTCCCATTTTCATCTGCATGTTTCTTCAGGACACCAAGGACATCACCAAGGGACATCCCAGAATCCATACATTCCTGAAAGGACATTCCTGTTTCTTCTTTCAGGATTCCACCGACTGTTGTCCCAGAATCACCAAGTTCATTCAACATACTGTTCATGTATGTTGTCGCTTCTGCTGTAGCAATACCCTGTTTTGTAAGGGACACATAACCTGCAGTCAGGTTATCAATGTCAACATTCATGGCTGACGCTGTGGGAATGATCTTGCCCATACTGGAAGCAAGTTCGTTGACTGTAGTCTTACCAAGGTTCTGTGTCTTGACAAGTTTTGTTGCTATGGATTCAGCATCTTCTGTTTCCATGCTGTAAGCATTGATCGCTGTGGTCAGTACATCAACCGCTGTGGATGTATCTGTAAAACCTACCTTTGCAAGATCTGTTGCTGTCTTGGTGAACTGTCCGAGTTTTTCCACAGGGACAGAAGCAGAAAGTGCCTGATAACCTGCTTCAGCAAGTTCTGTTGCAGATTTGCCTGAAGCATTTGAAAGATCAAGGAAGACCTTAGACAGATCATCAACACTGACCTTGGAAGTGTCAACAAGTGTGCTGACCTTTGCCATTGCATCAGTAAAATCAGAAGCAGACTTGACTGAAGCACCAAGTGTTGCACCTGCTATTGCGGAAATAGGTGCAAGTGCTTTTCCGACACCTTCGATCTTCTTTCCTGCAGTCTGCATCTTGTTCCCGATGTTTGTTGCAAGGGATGATGTCTTCTTCTGAATTCCATCTATGCTTTTGTCAGCATCATCTGTCTTCACAAAGATACTTCCAACCAACTTGAATATATCCATCTAAGTTCACCCCCTTCCTTCTGGATTAAAATTCTTCATAATTTCATAGCTGTTCCTGACCGTTTCTGTCAGTTCCTGATCAGATGGTCTTTCAAGTCCTTTAGCTGTCCCAAAGTCCAGATCATGGTTGAACTGTTCCCATGTCCTGTCATCCCATGCAGACAGCTTGTGAAGATAGAACTTCCACCTTGTGTCTTCATCATTCTTCCTTTGGAAGGTGATCAGGAAGCGCACAAAACAACCTGCAGGAATGACCTGATCCAATAAAGTAAATGGATCTGCGTAAGTCCTGAACAGCAGATCCATAAACTCCATAGGTTCATTCAGTTTACTAACTTCGAAACAGCCTGAAAAAAATCCCCGAATTCATGTTTCTTGAAGACCGCTGTAATCATTTCCATGAATTCCCCAAGGGGAAGATCTGCGACCTGATCGACCGTCAGACCAGAAAGACCTGACAGGAACTTATAGATCTCATTGTCACATTCAGGAAGGTGATCGACCACAACAGTAACAAGTTCCATCAGGACACCATAACCTACTGCAGTTTCATCTGCATCTGCAGACATTATTCCTTTCAGTTTGTCAGGTGTCAGGTGATCCTTCAGGGATCCCAGACCGATCTTCCTGAGTATGGAAACCATAGGGAATATGTCACAGGCTTTCAGATCTCTAAGTTCTGTCATGCTTCCACCTTCCTTCTTCTTCTGGTCTTCTTCACTTCAGTTTCTCCCTGTTCCTGCAGGACTGTGATCAGATCAGGATGTCCTGAAAGGATCTCTGTGATCCGCTTCTCTGAGTAATCGACCACATCACCCTTGGACATCCTGCGACCAGAATATTTATCAACGAATTCTTTATTGACCTTGACCTTCATCTTCTTAATCTCCCTGTGTTGTGCTGTTCGGATAGTAGATATAGACAGGAAGTGTCTGCAGATCACCTGTGATTTCTGCATGACAAGTGAAGGTGTACTTACCGACACCTGCTTCCTTGTTCTTTCCTTCAGATTCAAAACCAGAAGTGCAAAGAACATTTTCCATGATTACAATGATCTGACGCTTGTCCAGTGTCTGACCGACAAAAGCTACATTGTCATAATAATCACCGTCAGTGACATCAGGTTTTGTCTGCAGGACAGTGAAGTTCGGATCTTCAGACGTGCCGATCTCTCCGATCAGCGCGTGTTTCATGATGTCCTGATTGATCTCCAAGAAGTTGATCTCCATTGACGCTTCTTCACCTGTCTTGACCTTCAGACCTTTGACAAGGACAACAGCACCATCTGCTTCTACATCCACAAAGGAAGGGACAATTGACAGCTTAGATCCACCCTGTGTTGCACCAATGATGGAATCTTCAAAGTTCCAAGATCCAAGAACATCGACTTCGTAATAAGTCCCGATACTTCCAACTACAGGGGAAGTGACCTTCGTATAAACATAAGATCCTTCGGATCCAGACCGAGTGAAATAATCCTTTCCTGTGGCAATAGCGGAATCTGTTGTAAGTTTATACGTTGTGGGTGTATAAGTCACATTCTTATGAATGGTTCCTGCACCAAACAGAATGTTCTTAGGTGTCTCAGCTGTCACGCCTGTTCTACCTGCTTTAAGTAAAGACATAATTTATTCACCTTTCCATTCTTTAACTCTAAGTGTGATGTTGATCCTGCTGACACCTTCTTCAATGGAAGGGACAGGGAACGCTGTTTCATAGCTGACCGCTATCCCCCAACCATTTTCCATGATGTCAGTCAGACCATCACATGTGAAATAGTTCCTGATCTGTTCCTTGATCTGTTCAAGTTCCAGATACGTTTGTTTTGTTGTACCTGTCAGGATGAAATCAGATTCAATCAGACCGTCTTCATTGTCTGTCTGGATCTCACTGTATTCCCCGACAAAGTAAGGATCCTGAAGATCCCCTGTCCACATCATATACTCATAAGGGATCCCCAGATCTTCCAGACACTGGTTCATATATGCTAAACCCTGTATTGTCATAGACTTCCAAAGATCCTTTCTGCCTGTTTGATGATCTTTCCCTTGGAACTGTCAAAAGCACGTTTCAGGGGATGTCTTGCATGTTTGCCCTTGGTACAGTGTGCAGGAAGACCTTTCTTTCTAAGGATCGCAACAGCTTTCATTGCTTCCTTCAAGGATCCGTAAGTCTTCCCACCTGATCCAGATCCAGAAGATCCTTCGATGTAGACCCACCAACCAGACCTTCCACCCTTTTCTGAATATTCACCTGTCCCAAATTCTTCATACACAGCATTGTCGTAATTGGATCCTACATGGACAGCAAGACCACCTGCATCAAGTTTACAGTCCCAAGATCCTGCAGTTTCACCTGTCTTCCTGACAGTGTTCCTTGTAGCCAAAGACTGGATTTCCATCCCAACTTCCTGCAGGAATTGAACCGCTTTATCCTTCAATGCCTGTTTGCACTGAACGCTGTAATCTTCGAATACAACAAAATCAGACACCCAGACCACCCCCAACATACTTCAGATACACTTCCATGTGTTGGTGCATCCCCATAGGATCATCTATCAGCAGAACAGTGTAAATATCACCACCGATGACCATCCTGCAGTTCTCAGCTGTGACTGTGGTTCCCTCTGTTGCGTTCTTCCATCTGGAATAATCGCACAGGAAATAGTGTGTGGTTTCCTGCACCTTTGCCCTGAACTGTTCAACGCTGTTTTCCCCAGAAGCATAGTCCAACCAACCAAGGCAGGATCCAACATCAGTCCAGTCCTGAACAGCTTCACCTATTAAGTTTCTACTGGATTCCTTGATCTGGATCAGACCTTCAATGTTCCCACCTATCATGATTAAAACCTTGCTTTCTTATAGTGTTCAAGGAACCCCATCAGGCTTACAGGATAACCCATGACCTGATTGTTTGAATCTTGGTCATAATATGTCACGCTGTGCCTTGACAGGGATTCAGACTTGACTCCAACCTTGTCCCTGTTCTGGATCTCCCACTTCATAAGGTTAATAACACCCATCTGGACATCCACAGGATATTCAACCTTGGTCACAAGGTTGAACTGCACAGGGAACAGGTCACGATCTACAGTGACAGTTCCTGCTTCCAGATCCAGATCCTGCACAATGTAAAGACCATCATTCACTTCAGATCCAGTGATCTGAATGGTATCATCCACCCTTAAAAAAGGACTGATACCATTCAGGATCTGACCGTTTGAAGGTGCTAAGAATCTGATGTTCCTGTTCTGGAAATTGTTGTTCGTGTACTTCCTGATAAGGATCTCAATTCCCTGAAGTTTCCTGTCCAAGAAATCCCTGTCCTGATCTTCGAACTCAGGAAGGTTCATCAGGTCATCAACTGAAAGAATCATCAGATCCACCCCTTCCTTTATGCCCTAAGATCACCCTTGAACTTGGCAATGATCAGTTTAGAAGCATTGGTGACTGCGACACCATAATACTTTGTTGCTGTGATGTCATGTCTCTGTTTCTTCGGGAACCACTCATGATCGACCTGTGTTCCCTTCTTCAGGAAGATAGTGAGTGCAGGAAGTTCATCTTCTGTGTACTCTGTCTCAGCAGAATCAGGTTCCATCTTGATGATCGGATTTGCCCAATAGTAAGTATCAGAAGCACCTTCTGTTTCAGCTTCCACTGTGACAAGCTGAACCTTCTTGGACTTCTTGATCCAACAACCTGCAACCATACCGATAGCACCACGAACTGCAACACCTGCTGTGAACTTATCAGCAGAAATAAACTGCGAATCTGTCAGAAGGGACGCTTCCTGTGCAGGATGGATGAACATGACCTTCTCAACTCCGTCTTCTTCATCCTCGAACTTGGTCACAGCATTAACGATACCTGCATAACCGATGTAAGCAGAAGATCCGTCAACCGTCTGACAAGGATACTGACTGTCACCTTCTGCATCATAGATCGCATCCAGAAGATCGTTATCAACCTTATTTGTGATGGACTTTGCAAGCTGAACATTCGCCTGACCAACAGGATCACCCATACCACTGTTGATAGCTGTCTGAAGGATGGACACACACTTTCCTGCACACTTGATTGTGAAGGTTCTGGATCCTGCAGTCAGTCTGGATGTCTCCATCTCTGTGTTGTTGTCGTATGCGTCTTCAGGATCGAAATCCACAGCATCACCGATGTAATTCCAAGAAGGTACAGTCTTGGTATCACCTGCAGTCCCTTCCAGTGTGGTATCTACTTTTGCATAGGGTGTAAGTTTGCACTGTGCTTCGATCTTCGCTTCGATCATGTCACCCATGACTTCGGGGACAATAACATTTGCTACCTTTGTTGTTGTACTAGCCATGATTGTTTATTCCTTTCTTACTTGCCTGATAACTTTGAATAAAGTTCAGGATCTGTGTTATAAAGTTCTGCTTTCTGCTGATAACCCATCTTTCTGAAATCATCAGCTGTGACTGAATCCTTCTGATCAGGATGATCAAGTTTCTTTTCTTCAATCTTCTTTTCAGTCTTGGATTCAAAATTGGAAGGATACTGTGTCTTCAGTCCTTTCAGCTTGTCCTGAAG